TCTAATGATTCATGTAGTCGTAAAGAAAGTATAGCTGCGCTTGATTCCACTAATGATGGGTCATAGTTTAAATTACTTACACCCCAAACATTGCTTTTAGCATGTGTATTAACATAATTAAAAATTTGTTTGGCTAAGTCTTCACTTAAAAAATTATTAAATACTTTAATCATTTTTTTATTAATTATCAAAAAAATGAACTATACAGTATCTACCATCGCCCATTTTATATTTACCTTTCATTTTTATTTCTGTTACTTCATGAAACATCATACCAGGAAACAAAACTAATCTATTGTTTTTACATTCTATTTTTGTTTTAAGGTCTGGTAAAATTAAATCTCCACCAGTAAATTTTTTTGGTTCTTTGTTTACCCATATTAATATAGAATACTTACAAGTATCTGTATGTGGTTCATAATATTGAGTGTCTTCATAATAAGCTATCATTGAACTACTTCTACTTGTATTTCTAAATCCGTTATAGATACCGCAAACTTTTGTTATACGATCATGAAATTCTGTTTCTCTCATTTTATACATAAAAGTTAAAATATCAGAAAGTTTTTTTCCGTCTTGTGTGTAATAAGAATCTAGATTAACTCTGTAACAATCGGCTTGATCTCTACCTTCTTTAACAGCAACATTACCATGCTGTGTAATTAATTTTTCTTTGGTAGAATAAAAATCTAGTTCTTTATAAACTTTTTTTAATTCTTGTTTTGTATACCAGTTATCTATTATTACAGGTTTAAGTATCATTAATATACCCAGCTAACATAAGAATATCTTACGCCTTTTTTAATTGGTTTAACTTGATGAGGATAAATAAAAGAAGATGGAAAAATAAGTAAATCTCCTTCTTTTAATTTAATATGTTGTTTATCTATATAAAACTCCCCTCCTGTAAAATTATTATTTAATGTTCCAACCATGCTTAAAATAGGAACACCTTTTACAGTGCCATCAAAAATACTGTGTATATGATCACAGTGAACTGCCATTTTTTTATTTTTATCATATTTGTTAAATCGTATGTTTGTATATCCCGACCATTCTGTAAACACTTTTGATTTTATATTTTTTAAATATAAAGGTATGGCTCTATATATTTTATCCATTATTATTTTTTTATTAGGTATATTATCAAAACTAATATCTAGTTCTTGTTTTCCCGATACGTTTTTATATTTTGAGTTACGATTATTGTAAAAAAGATGTTCGTGCCAATCTACATTTTGTAATTGTTCTATTGTTTCTGTACACAAACTTTTATTTAAAAAATTATTTAATACAACTATATAATCTTTTAACTTCATTTGTTTCTCTTACCTTGAAAATATTTTGGTAAACCTAACATAGGTCTAGTATCATATTTATTTTTTTCTGCTTCAGGATGTTTAACATCATTAAAGTGTAAGAATACTTGTGCACAAATATTACCTTTAAAAGATTCTCTCCAATGTTCTAAATCACATCCTTTGTAAACTAACATATCGCCTGGCTTTAAATCTACTTTAACACCTTTGTTGTTTAAAGGAATATACTCAGGCCCAGAATGATCACCAGCTCCTTTTGGATCTACATATATAGGCCAAGAATCACCAGCAAGAAAAAGCGTAGTAGATATTTCACAACTCATTCTATCTTTGTGTCTTTTAAGAGTGTCACCTTTTTTATATAATCTAGCGTAAGCATAAGTTTCATGTAGTTTTAATTTAGTTACTTTTTCCATTTTAGGTTTAACGTAATTAAATAAAGTTTCCATAGCTTGGTCACCATAAATAGAAAATGTATTTGGCACTTGTGGATCAATATAAAAACCATGGTCTGTATTAAACTCCGATATATATCTTTCAGCTCGTAAAACATCTAAATTATATTTTTTCATTTCTAAATATCTTGCACAAAACTCAGCAAGTATAGGCGGAATTACATTTCTAATTATGCAGTATCTATTTTTTTTAAACGACATTAAAAATATTTATCCGGATAACAAGTTAAGTTGAAGTGTATAAATCTAAACGGCTCTACTCCTGGGTCTACAGAAAACTCATGCGGAAGAAATGAATTAAAAAACATAAACGTTCCTGGTGTAGGTCTAATGTCTGCCTGAGATATAGAGTTTGTTTGTAATGGTAATTTGTATGGCAGTTTAGTTATCATGGCTGCTGGTCTTGGGTCATGAAATATTGGATACGATGTTTTTTCACTACACTTTAAAAAATAAAAACCTGACATATGTCCATTGTGTATATGGACTCTTTGATGTCCTCCACCTTTTTTACCAAATTCTTGAACCCATAAATCTGTAAAGTCTATTATTTGTTTTGACATATCAAACCCTTGTGAATCTAAAATATTAAAAGCTGTTTGTTCTACATACTTAGAAAAGTTTTCAAGTTTTTTATTGCCTATTAAAGTTGTGGATGCGTGACTTAAACCAATATCTCCTACTTTCTTTTTATATATCTTATCTCTTTTTTTCATTTTATCTTTGTTATAGACTTTACCTTCTTCTATGTATTTATCGGTAGCCTTAATCAAAGGTTTTACATAACTATCTTCTTTATAAACATATATTAATGTTTCAAATAATTTATGCACTTTTAGTTTTTCTTTATCCATATACCTCCTATTTAAATGGCCATCCTAAATGCCAGATGACTAATGAATATCTAGTCCCTTTCGTAATTGGTTTTACTCTATGCCAAACATGTGACGGAAAAGTGACAACAGTACCTTTTCTTTTTAATTCTTTACACTCAAATATTTGGCTTACAGTCTTATTTTTATCAACATCATTATTTCTAAAATCAAATTCAACTTCTCCGCCTTCGTACTCTGATGCATCATTTAAAGAAATGATGGTAGAAAGTTTTCTCATTTTACCGTGATGGTTTGGGTTCTCGGGTCTGTCGTATACGTAAGGATTTTCTAAAGAATCTGAGTGCCAACCGTAATATTTTTTAGTGTTGTATTTTGCAAACTGCACAGGTTCGTTATAGTCCCATTCAAAATTCCAACCTGCTCTTTCATTAGCAGCATTAACAATTGGATTTATTGCTTCATAAATCCATGGTTCAGCAAGAAAAATTACTTTAGTATCTCTTTTATTTTTCTTTTGTTTTTTTAATGTAGTTTTTTTATTGTCTGCACCTATAGTTGTAGCCTCTACAAACTTTCTATCTTTGACTAATTTAAATATATCATCAATAAAAGTAACAGGGAGCACATTTTGATGCCACCAATAATAGTATTTTAATAACATAATCTATCTTTATAGATTATATTTATACTCGAAAAAAAATTAGATGTCTACCCAGTTTGAATTGTCTGCGTCCCAATATTGACCTAACCCATTAAGCCATCTTATATTATCATTGTCCCAAACAAAAAGATCATAGTCTACTCCGCTTGGATCAGGGTCCTGTTCATTAGTGATTTTAGTAGGGACTGCAACAGGTGGAACCCATGTTAATATATTGTCAGTAGTGCTTGAAGTCCAAGTACTATATGGTTGTAGTTCAGCAAAAACATTAGGTCCGCCAACTATACCATAACTAAAAGTAGGTCCGACTACAGGTGAGTTTCCTGGAACCTGTACAAAAGTGTTTGATGTTTTATATACTGATTGTAACCAAGATTCCGGATTACTTATATCATCTCCAACTTCTATGATTTGGATAACTTTGTTTGCTTCATTGATTCTTGCCCATCTATTATTAGCCATGATCTATAAACTTAAAGTCCCCGTTACGTTAAAAGTAGCAATAGTGCAACAACCAGATGTAGCTGTTGTATTAGAGCCTGGTGCAATAGTTACTCTTGGAGCACATGCAGTAGGGTATCTTAACATTACTATACCATTTCCGCCTCTTCTTGATTGAGAGCCGCCACCGCCGCCACCAAGTCCGTCTGTTCCGTCTTGAGATTGTTGGTTAGGACCATCACCGTGTGATGAACCTTTTCCTCCGCCACCAGATCCGCCGTTTCCAGCATTGTATCCTGGCCAGTAAGCAAATCCTCCGCCACCTCCAGCGTAAGTTGTACTTCCTCCTGTAATATCATTAGAAGTTCCGCCGCCTCCAGGGCCTCCGTTACCTAATCCGTTGAATGGTGGGTTAGATGGTTGTGGTACAGCTTGACCGTTCGTACCGTTTGATCCCGATGCGCCGCCTCCGCCTCCGCCGGCTCCGGCGATATATGGTTTTGCTCCACCGTTAGCACCTTGTGGTGGTGATACAGGTGGGACGTTTCCTTGACCTACAGGAGTTGGTTGACTAGGACCATTTGAAGTTCCTCCGCCACCGGCTCCGCCATCTCTTGAATTTGTTCTTGGTCCACATGCAGTCGGTTGACCGTCTCCTTTTCCTCCGCCTGCTGAAGTGATTGTTGCTGCGCCTACTACAGCTGAACATCCTCCTGCTCCGACACACGTGCCGGGAGCAACTCCTGTCCCTACTGTAATTACATTTGCAGCTTTGTCTAAAGAAATTTTAGTTCCGCCTGGAAAAGAAGTACGCATTCCGCCGCCTCCGCCTCCGGATCCGCCGGATCCTCCGCCGGCTGCAACAATTAAATAATCTACATCTAAAGCTTTAACGCTTCCGCCAGCTCCAAATCCTAGTACTTTGTATCCAAACATCTTATACTCCTTTTAGTATTATGCGTCGTTAGCAGCGTCAGTCGTATAGAATATTTTTACTCCTAGAACTCTTGCATCACCAGTAAACGTATCACTACCATCTGCTGCGTCTCTTAATAATTGAAAATAAGTTAACTCGCCTGCTGCAGGAGAACCCGCAACTGTCATTGCACCACTTTCAGATGTAATTTGTTGATCTTCAACTGTGCCTATACCAGCGTCTGTAACTTCAATTTGTGTTCCATAAGCAACATCAATAGTATCATTATCAGCACAAGCAACTGCTTGTAAACCAAATATACAATCACCTGTATTAGTATTACTAGGTGTCCAATAAACTTGATAAGTTAATGTTCCTTCGTTCCATGATTTAGGCATAGCCACTGAAAATTGTGCATACTCTGCTGTACCTGGATCAAAATCTACTACTTTCATATCAGGTCTTGTTGCTGTTGTTTCAACTTGAGCGCCTTCGGCACCGTTAGTTGATGCTCCATACATTGCAGATGAAGGAACCCACATAGTTTCTTTTCCTGCAATTTTAACTGCAGCTGTTCCTGACTTAAGAGTTCCTGTTCCTTTAGGATTTAAATTTATATCAACATTAGTTTCTCCTGTTGCTGATAAAGTTGGACCATTAC